TAATGCGTGAACAGCGGTTTTTCGGCATTCTCCAGTCCACAAAGATTCTGCTCGATTTCATCCATGTGTTTATTGATGGCCGCCTTACGAGCTTCGACATCCCGATAATCCTGTTGTGGAAATTTCTTCTCCCAATAGGAATACGGGATTTGAACGTGCCACTTCCAAGTAACTTGATTCTGGTATGCCTTCTTCAAGAACTGTGGCACCAAGTGAGCTATATCCACCCAACCAAGGACATAAGAAGGCAACCAAATCGGCTCGCCGTAATAGTCATCATTTGACCAACTATCACGCACCGGGAAAACGAAAGGTTTATCAAGTTTACCTACTGCCTTGAGCCACTCCACATGTAAGTCGGGGTCATAATCCATCAGACAAGGAAGAATGGACGGTTTTCCATTCTGATGTGTACCCGGTACATCTGGCCAGTCACTTGAGACGATGCACTTGCAAGCACCCCATTCATCGGGCACGGTATATCGGTAATAGACTGCATTGAGCGGATTCAATCCGACAATCTGCGAACCTGCCTGATTGGGCAACATCTGTACAGCTCCATTACCGAACTTGAGATAGTCACGGCTGACCTTCTCCAAGCAACGGCGCACCATACGGCTGTTGATGAGTCCGTGTATTTTCGGGTCTGTCACCGGCTCCAGAACTTCGTTACCCTTTTCATCCCAAGACTTGACTTTGCAAGCGAAGACTCCTTGCCCAACCGTCAACCGATGGAGGAACTTCAACCCGGTATTAAGTACCGACGTTGTTGAAATCTGCTTGTTTGCCTCGATGGGGAAACGATTGTCACTACCCCATGAGATTACCCGGTACTTATCATACGCAATGGTATTCTCCAGATTGGCATTGAAAGGAGAAAGGATCTTCAAACGTTTCTCCTTCTGTGATTCATAATCCGAAGGTTTGCCTGTAGTCTCCATGAATGATGTCGTTGACGTTATCATCAATGGAGTGCCTTGATTGTTAAACAGTATATGCATATCAGTCTTTTTTATCTTCTACAAATACAACTCTTCTGCCGTTATAGGCAATGATGTTATCAATTCGGACGGGGTACACATGCAATTCCGGATTGCCTTTACAATCGCATGGTTGTATGCCACGGACACGGTATTGCTTGTTGTTCATTCGTCCGGCTCCACAAGCATACGCTTGAGGGAAGAACACCAGCTTGCCTTCAGCAGTGACGAACTTGATTGAAAAAATCCGTTTACGACCATCGGGCAGAGTCCGGATATCCAGTTCGTCCAGCACTTGATTTCTTTTAATCGTTTCCATCATTCAAAGGTATCTCCAAAGGTATGGTCAAAAATTCTATAATCTACGGTCATGTCTCGGTCTATGGTACGTTGGCATTCTGTCGCCAACCGATATTTAATCCGGACATTGACCGGTTCTGTCCTCGGTTTGCTCTCATCAAAGTTCACTTCGGTAATACTTACTCGGTCACCCAACGTCTGAAAGTGATAAAGATAAACGGCCTCACTATTCACGAGGTCCTCGGCACAATCACGCATGACTTCATTGATATATCCCGTATTGACATCATGATAAATATTATGGCGGGTGTTTATCTTCAGGAAATGGCGTTGAACATTGATGTATGCTGCATCCATTTCGACCGACCGATTATCCTTGCCTGTAAAACGCAAAGAATCCGGCACTCCAAAACAATTATGATAAACCATGTGCGTAGTAGCTGAATAATGAGTACGGTCCACATCCACCTGCATCGCATCTTGCACTGCTCCATCCGCCTTGAGATAAATGATGTAGTAGAATACATCATCCGGAGAAATCTCCAAGCCAACCACTCTCAGCAAGTCAACTAATGTCTGTACGTCAAAGTTGCGATAATAGAGTTCGCCATCAGCCGGAGTATCCACCTGAAACTCCACCCACTGCTCCGTATCGCCCTTTTTATAAGAGACACCGATACCCAACTGTTGGCCATTCAGGAAGAAGCCTACAAAATGAGCCTGGTCCACTCCAATCTTGCGGCGATGGTGGCGACTCAAGAAACCCAAATAGCTATGAGGGGTACTGATAGTTGTCCGACAGTTAGCGTAAAAGAACTTCTGTGAGAACCCACCCAACAGCACATCACCGGCATCATAAACAGACGCTTCGAGCAACAATGTATAACCGGCTGTTTGAGCAGCCGCCAAAACCATCGGCAATGGATCAAAGTAAGCGAATGCCAACTCACCCAGGTCATTGATGCGAACGACACCCCCATCATCGGGCGTGTAATGTTCGGTAAACGACTGTTGCGAACCGCCCGGTAAAATCAAGGAATATGCGACGGATATGCTGCCCGTCAATCCGCTCAGTACCACCGAGCCGAAATCCTTGCAGAATGAACCACTATTTGTACCTGAAACTACCATTGAAAAATACCGTATTTAGCGGACACCATGACCGCATGGTTTGCAAAATCCCAACCACCAGCCAAATCCCATCTCTTGAAACGATAGCCCGCGGACACGAAGGTATGCCCCGGTGCTATCGTCAAACCAACGGATATGGATTTATTATGAACTGGTATATTGATATCTGAATAGGCTGTACGGCCTAACAGAGAGTTCTGATAGATTGTATCGACCACTGTAATCTTGACCATGGGAGTACTAATCACTTCGTCTTGATAAACCCGTTTGGTGAAGTGCGCTGCCAGTATAGCAGCTGTATCGACATCAACGGGTATAGGAACCGGAATCTCTTTTTCGATTGCCGGACCAGGCAGATAACATGTATCCAACAAACGAACGGTATCAGCCGGAGCCGGGAGCACTGACCGCTTGCCGAGGTGATGACCTCCAGCAAAAGCGGCCAGTAGCAGGCAGACGGCGAAGAAAAAGCGAAAGAATTGATTCATTTGTGACCTCCTTTCATCTTTTGGATGAAATTATCGAACATGGCACCGAAAGCAACGACCAAGGCTTCCTTGGGTTTGCCGTCAAGAACTGCCAGGTTCTCGAGGATGGATGTGCCGTATTCAATGACGAAGTACACCATGGTAGCCACATGAAGCACCTCAAACACATAGAAGCCAGTCATGTGAACCCAATCCTCATGGGTCTGCATATCGAGAGCGAAGCAATGGAACATGAAGAAGAGGGATATCCAAATAAAGACCTTGATGACACAACGGGAGAACTTGATGCTCTCGAAGTGACCACCTTGCTTCTTGCTTGCCTTTATGCCCGACCACGTTTCAATAACCACGGCCATGAACATCACGGGTATCATGAAGGGTGACATGCCAAGTAGGTTGCTAATAAAACCCAAAATGGCACTGACCGAAAGGGTTTGTCCGGCTACACCATATTTGAAAGACGGGAACAGGCTCAAGAGAAAACCCCTGCAGCCATCAAAGCCGTATGTCTCTAAGAATCGATTTATCATGACTATTACTTTTGCTACAAAAGTAGCAGACAATGAATAAATCGAATCGGACACAAAAAAGGGTGTCGAGCTTCACAGCCGGACACCCCAAAATGCAAAAAAAATTGTTGTTACCCTTGTTATCCTGAGAAACAATCCTCACCTGTCAAACTAGTATCTAGGCGGTTCCTTTTCGTAAAGCACCCACGCATAATACTCCAAGAAACCGTCGTATGTATAACCCAACTCCTTCATCACTCCTGCTATATCGGGCAACGAAGGGCTGCAGAACTCACGGGCTTCGTAAGCCAAATCACGGGATGACTTGAAAACTTTCTCATCCACGGAACCCGACGGTTTGTATTTGCCGCTGATGAATTGACGGAATAGCTCCTTATCTGTGATTTCGGGTTGCTTCACTTCATTTTTCTTATTTGCCATGGTTATCTCCTTTCTCCAAACCAGTTTCTACCAATGCCTGTTTCATGCAGGCTATCAATTCACGCATTTCATCGGCTGTCACGGAAGGAATCTCCAGTGAGCCGTTGTACCAGATGTGGAATCTGAAATCCCCCGAACCTTTATAGGAATGGTCTCTCTCCGAAGAAACGAATATCGGGCGAACTCTCTGTTGATGTGCCTTGTTTCTCATTGCAACCCTCCTTTCTCTGCCATTCGTTTGTTGATAATCACATACCACCGTTCAACCTCCTTGCGACGGATAGAAGCACGCTCTTCTTCGACTCTCATCTGCATTTCTTTATACAGCAAGGACTGAGTTCGCTTGTCATTCTCCAGTTTAGCACAAGCATTGTGGAATTCACGCTCCTTATCCTTTTTTCGTTGGTGATACACCTCGACCATTTCATTGCGCTGCACCTTGTATTGCTCTATCTCCGGGTCATACTTCGCATAAGCAGCCTGAAGCTCCGAAGCATCGGTAGCCGCCTTGAGTTCGACATTACGCAAAGCGACCGTTTTAGCAATCAGTGCTTCTATATTCAACGAGCGCTTCATGTAATCATTGCGAAGGTTGGCCATACCCTTATCGAATGACTCCTGAAGGTCGGCCTTCGCCTTGTCCATCTGTGCAAGGAACTGGCAACGTCTTCGCTCGATATCCAATAGTTGTTCGTGGTACCCGACTTCGTAACCACTTGCCAAGCCTTGATAGACTTCGACGACTTCTTTTTTAGTCAGACCGGTATCACGCAACAATGCCTTGATAGCGGTCTGCATCATGGATTGTCTCATTGCAGACCTCCTTTCACACAAAGGGACAATGACCATACGAACCATGCCAGGCAAAGCAAGGTCGTCATGGGCGACAACGAAGCTGCACACAACAGGGTCGAGAAAGCAAGGCAAGCATGCCCCATCAGAAGAACCTGACGATTGGAAACTGCGCTCTCCACGATTGCAGAGAACAAGGAATTTTCACTGTTCAGCCATACACTGAGGGCTGACAAAGCTGCCGGTTGCAGCTGAAGAGAGGTTTGTTTTCTCATTTTTGTAACGCGGTTAAAATGAAGTTAAACAATATGTTAATAAGGTACGGGAAAGGGAGCTTTCGCCCAAAAAATTAAGACTTAACTCAAAAAAAAAGAAAGTTCCGCTTTCCCGTCGCGTTACACCTTGAATAGGCAGTGGGCGCATTAACGCTCCACACGGGGGTCGGAACTATATCAACAACCATTTTCGTGAGTTCACGAAAATGATGCAGCTAGGCACAAAAAAGGCCAACAGCTAAAGTTGGCGAACAGACTCGCCTATTCAAAATGTAACGCACTGCAAATATAGGGAGAATATTCGGAAATGCAAGGGGAAAATCGTATTTTTGTAGAAAATAGTGCGAAATATGAAAAGAATACGAACCCTAATCCGCAATTATTTCGACCGTCGTCTTCGCGAACGATGTGTCAAGTATGCCAGCAGATCCCAACAAACAAACGGGATGGGAGTCTCTGAAGAAGCCATCCGCTTGTATTATTTCATCAAAAGAGGCAGCGATTAGACATTATCATCATAATGCCGCTTGCTAGGAAGCATAATGGGGATAGTAAAGCGAACCTTGCTCTCCGAGTGTTGCACATGACCTTCGGTAGATGATACGCCCAATCCAACGATACTTGCAACCACTCCTACCTTGCCAGTGCTGCCTTCATTACTCTCCACACTGACACTCAAATCAAAATCCACGTTTGTCACATTATATGCTCTATTTCGGGTCGAGATGTTTGGAATATCCCTGATACCATTAGGGCTAGTAGGATTAACCACCACTCTTTTACCTTCAAACTCCTTATTCAGTTCTTCTACAGATTCAGCTATTTGCTTAATGGTACTTTTGATAAATTCTTTCAGTTCCATCATAAATGGCGAATCCTCTATCAGAGTGCGCCCACCGGTGTTACGTCCGGAATCCGACTTTACGGATTACACTCTGACAGAGGATTCATTTTTATGTAACGAAATTGGGCACTACAAAGATAGTGAAAATTGGAGAGAAATATATATCTTTGTGGAAAAATAAAGAATTATGAGCACCGAAGAACGCATCAAACATTTGGAGCAACGTATGAACTATCTAGAAAGAAAGCAGTTTACACAAAGTGTGACCATAAGCATAGTTAGCATCACTGTGTTCTTAATGGCCATCAAAGGAATATTGATATAATCGTCACTATCAATCCCAACACACCTACGATTGTACTGACAATAAGCATGACCAGCTCCAGCTTTTCTTTTCGTTCTTGTTTAAGACCCCGTTTTTGCTTCTCTCTTTGCTGAGAGAAGAAGCTACTCAAATAATGAGCCATTGGAGTATCGTCAAAATCAGCATTTTTCTTGTCAGTCATATCATCAAACAATCATCTCCCCATATCGTGCGCCAACCGGAACCACCCGGAACCCGATTCTACGGGTTACACGATATGAGGAGATGAGATAAAGGTTTTTATTTGGCACTACAAAGATAGTGAAAATTGGAAAAGAAATATTATTTTTGTAGAAAAATAGTGCGAATTATGGATAAGAAACGATTTATTGTATTATTTGTATTGCTACCCGCTCTGTTCGGTGCGGTGGTATCTATGATATTAATAAAGTTACTGCAGCAGTAATCAAAGCACCCACAACGGCTGATAATGCTGCTGTGATAATCGCAGCCACTTGGCTTTCTTTCCACCATTCTTTAAGAGACAATTTCCGTTGGTAATTCTTCATACCATTCTTGGCCATACGTTCACCTTCCGGTGTCAAGCGCACCCATGCCTCCCCCATATAGGCTATCAATTGATAATCATGCGCCAAGGTATCGAATACCATGGTGATGTCAATGGTGTCAAGTCTCTCGGTAAATTCATTGGTCAACATCTTGCGAACCCCGTGCTTATTGGCTCTACCGTCATGCTCCAACAATATATTAAGCAATCGATCTGCTATTGCGATTTGTCTTTCAGTCATACTCTATAATAATCATCTCCCCATATCGTGCGCCGACCGGAACCACCCGGAACCCGATTCTACGGGTTACACGATATGAGGAGATGAAACAAGTTTTTATTCGGCACAACAAAGATACAAAAAAAAGGATTCCAGCATTAGCCGGAACCCTAAAATTGTGCATTTATTAATCAAAAGCGAAATACTTCTACTTTGCAAAGGTAATAAAAAAGCGGGACTCTTTAGAGTTCCGCTTACATAATATCTATTTCTGAAATATACCTTTTAGAACAATATATGCCAAACCTAAAACATTGGCCGTTGTAGTGACAAGCAAAGCTATCATAACCGACGAGTCATAATACAACCATCTCAACCCATGAGTAATAAATATAACAAGAACCACCGCCAACCAAATAGGAACGATCCACATCACCCAATTAGCAAGAAGTTTTCTAAACAAAGTGTCTTGTTTATAGCGGTCACGAATTTGATCTTTCAAGGAGTTTTCATCAACATCCCCCAAATCCGCATCCGAAACGGCAGAAACACCGTTATCACTATGCAAATTGATTTCGTCAAAAGAAAAATTATGCTCCGGCATCAGTCTTCGGTGATATCAATGATTTAAAATAAGATTGAATTAACTCATCAGGAATTCTGTCACCCCACTTGAACGATTCTTGATTCACCGTTTTATCCCAAGGAGAACCGGGTTTATGAGACCACTCTGAGAGGAAAGCCGCCGTCCTACTACCATAACTGGAAAAGACCAGATTCATCAATGATGGCATATCAGGATTATCTGCAATCTCCTTTAAATTAGCATCTGTCAATTTAATCGTAGAAAAATCCTTCTTCAGCAATTTATTTCGGGTTGTAGGAAAGACTGGGCCATAAGGCCAAGCTTGGGGATGTTCATTTATCAATCGTTCGCCCTTAACAGCCATATAAACACCATAAGTAATATACAATAGTTTTTGGAGCTTCGTCATATTCATCATATAACGATTCTCATTAGCATAAGCTATAATATATTTAGCCATAGCTACACTATTATATAAGAACTTGTCATCAACCATCAAAGGACTCACTATTAAATGCATTACAAAGGTACGTTATTTTCACGATGAAACAAAAAAATGCATCAATAAGTTGCAATGAGATTTCATTTTTGACATAAAAAAAAGAGAAACCAACCAGAAAACTCCCCTCCGTGGTTCAAGGAACGGAGAAATAAAGCTCAAGGAAAGGCATTTCCTTACCAAACAAACGGGTCCCATTCTTTTTGCGAGTGTACGAGCAAAAAGAATGGGCGACCGCTTCGCCCACCCTATCAGATTCTACCTTCATCGGCATAACTATAAAAACTGCCATCCGTCACAATCACATGGTCAACCATCCGAATGTTCATCAGTTGGCAAGCCGTGTTCACTTCCTTGGTCAACTTGTCATCTTCTCGGCTCGGTCGGGTGCTACCACTCGGATGATTATGCACCAAAGCCAAAGCCGATGCGCCACACAAAAGAGCCTCCTTTATCACTACCCGAACATCGACCGCCGTACACGTCAGACCACCTTTCGAAATCCGTTGTTTCTTGATTGTTCGGCTTGCTTGATTCAAATAAATGCACCAACTTTCTTCTACCGACAAATTAGCCATCAAGCCAATCATTTGATTGTACACGTCTTTTGCGTTGGAGATTGTCGGGGATTCCTCCTTTTTGGCTTTCAGGCGGATATAAAGTTCAACTGCTGCCGTTGCTACCTCCTTGCGTCCTGGTGTCAACTGATTCATCACATCATCAAACGTGTAATCATCCGCCAATTCCATCTTCTTGCGGTTGGTTATCTTGTACACCAACTCGCTTTCGTTCAAGATTCTCATATCGTTGTCAAAAAGTGTTCCCATATCATTGCAGATTTAATGTTCTACCCAAGAAATAACCTCCCAAGACTTCCGCACCGAAATACTCCAATTCGCAAGCGAAACGGGCATAACTGAAACCTCGTGTAATTACATCGTCAAAAATGACTACTCGTTTGCCGTTGAAAAACTCTTTGTCCATATCGATGAAATGAGCGGACGTGATAGATTTTCCGCATTTCGTTTCGTGAATGGCGAGGCGTTCACCCTCTACACGGATATGAGCGTATGCGTTCTGCGCTCCTGTCAATCGACAAACCTCTTCGGCAAATTCTTCGTATCTCAAGGCATTCGCTTCGGGTGTGCTTGCAGGAATACATACAAAAGTAAGTGAATCGCACGTACTGCCGAACTGCTTGCGTATCTGCTTTGCTACCAACTGAGCGACTTTTGCACTGCGCTTGCCATCCTTAAAGTCCCATATCAACTTTCTAACTTTCCACTCGTCTTTGCTTGCGTCATACTTAGTCGGTAAATAATCGTAGAATGAAAACATCGGTTTCTCCCACTGCGCTTTGAATTGTTCATTGATTTGCTGTGCCATAATCGTAGATTTTGAAATTTGATTCTTGAACTTGAAGCCGAGGGTTGTGAGCCTTTTTCTAATCTTGCTCTACCTGCTCTGAGCTTTTTTTTAATTCCGTCACTATCGCGTCCGGTATGTTTCGCCTTTTTACGCTGCCATCAAAGGTGTCCGGGCACAGCACCGACAAGTATCCGCCTAAAACCAGCGGCACAGAATACGACCCAACGGGTGGAGATTTTTTAAGCGGACGTGCCTTGTACTTGGCAGATGAGACGGGACATATACCTTTGCAGCCGTCAAAAGCGACACATCGGATGTGAGAGTGAATCGAACAATGGGCGAAGAGCAGAGAAGTAGAGCAAGGAACGGGAAAGATGTTTAGGTAAGGAAGTTTACTTCCCTACCAAACATTGAAACCTCTCTCCCTGTAAGGGGTATAAAAAAGCTCGTCGTTTCCGGATTCGCTTTTGTGCTATACAACGGAGTTATACAGCGCAAAAGCAGCGGAAACGACGAGGGAGAATGCGATTGTTAACGAAAGTTACTAAAATCGCAATTCGATGGAACTCAACGAAATGAGTTTTGTTTCTTTGTCGCTACAAAGAAAACTCACGGAGTTGAGCCTAACGCGCCCTAAACTCGACCTCGCCCGACTCCGCACCCAAATAGGAAATATGAGGCAGTCCTACCCCCCATCGAG